TAGAGCCGGTCGTGCATGATGGCCAGAAGGCCGTCCTTGATGGTCCGGTACTCGGTGACCTTTTTGATCAGGTAGCCCCAGCCGATGCCCAGCAGCCAGATGGCTCCCTCCATCCAGTGGGCAGAGATGTAGGCAAAAACTTGCTGCATTGGTCTCACCCCCTCACAGCGTCCATCTGCTCTTTTTGGCGCGGGTGTCCACATGCACCCAGCCCTTGGTGCGGCCTGCCTTGACCGGGTAGCGGCCAACGCCGCCCCAGTCCGGCATCAGGCTCTCGGCGTAGGCGGCCACGGCCTCCACGGTGGTGTCCGCCACCTGGATGTCCGCCGCCCGGCCCAGCAGGTGCTGGCTGCTCTTGGCTCCACCCACGGATTTGTTGTGGGCGGCGGTGCGGTAGCCGCTGGTGATGGTGACCGCCTTGCCGAAGTGCTCCCGGATGGCCTGCAGCAGCACCACGAGGGTCTGGTCGATCATGATAGCGTCGCTGCCGTCCCGGCACCGGAACTCCCGTACGCGGAAGGCCGGAGACAGCTGTTTAGCGCCGTCTTTGGCCAAGGAATACTCTTTGATTGCCATAGGCTCACTCCTCACTCTTTTCGCCGGTCTTGGTCTCCAGCAGCTCGGTCAGTTCTTTGTACTCGGCTTCGGTGATGCGGCCGAGGGCGTAAAAAACATCAATTTTTTCCGCAAGGCCAGCGGTCTGGCCGCGTTCGATCAGGCGTTTACAGGTACGATACAACATAGGTTTACCTCCTTATGTGGTGGTGTCAGTGGTGGTGTCGTCGGCCAGCCCCAGCTCCAGCATGGCGACGCGGTATTCCTGATCTACCGCCAGGGCATCCGTGTCCGCCTGCGCGGCCTGGGTCTCGGTCAGCAGTTCGGCAATGGTGGGGTAGTGGTAGCCGGTGACCCAAAAAGTGATACTCGCACTTGTTGACTTTTCAAACTGAAAGTGCAGAGTACCCTCCGACCGGAACGTAGTTGTGGAGTAAGTAGCGGAGGCGGAAGCGTCAAGGTTGTGATAAGTCGACCCGCCGCGTGCAATATCGACTTCGGTACCATCGCCGCGTTCCGATTTAGATTTGATATGCACATAATCCACGCCATCGGGAATCTGGATGTCGTAAGACCGAATCGTATGCTGGTTCGAGGCAGCGGCAGTCACCGTAGTGTTCCACACCAGCCGGGGCTCCGACTTTACCGCCACGGCGGCAGCGATCTTGTCATTGAGCGTTTTGGCGCTGAGGGTGCCGTCCGGGGCGATGTCCAGGTAGTCCCCCACCTTTACGCCGCCCAGCTGGTCCGCCGTAGCGGGCGGCAGGCTGTAAGGCGTGCCGAACTTGGCGTCCGCCTCGGACTTTTTGTAGTAGTCAGAAAAGTCCACATTGACGGACGAGTCTTTCCAGGCCGAGGTAGCGGGGTTCCACACCCAGATGGTGCTGTTTTCCGCAACGATCGCCCAGGAACCAGCGGCCGCTGTGGGGTAAGCGTCACGCAGGTCCTGAGCGGTGCTGTAGTAGCCCTTGCAGCCGTTAGCGATGAACGTGATCCGGTCCGCTGCTTCTTTGGCGGAGTTGGCGTTATCCTGTGCGTTTTTCGCATCCGCAGATGCAGACGCAGCTGCCTTCTTGGCAGTGGTTGCAGAATTTTCCGCAAGCGTCACCGCCTTTTCCGCCGCCTGCTGTGCCTCCAGGCAGGTAGACACATAAGACAGCCAGGAGGACGAAGAGACGCCGGTGACGAAGAAATAGCTCTGCACGGCCACATCATCCGGGTAAGCGGCCCCGCCCACCCGGACAATGATGTCAAAGGTGCGCAGCTCGTAGCCGGTATCGGGGCCCATCACACACAGGTTGACGTGTACGTCGCCGGGGCGGCGCAAGGCCTGCTCGGCCAGCTCCAGTGTGATGATGTGGGCGTTGTCGGCGTCCACAGTCACGGCGGCGTGCTTGCCGCTGGTGGTGAGGATCTGGTCATACCAGCCGAAGTTGTTGGCCCCCTCGCCCCGGTACTGCACGGTGTACACCGCACCGTCCGGAGCCTTGTACGGGGTGCCGCCGTTGTAGAGGGCAATGCCGATGAAGCGGCTCTGCGCGTCCGACTGCATCACCGGGACGACAGGCGGCGCGCTCTGGGACTGGAAGTCCATTTTAAGGATCTGCATTCGATGCCTCCGAAGTGTCCGGGTCGGTGTACTCGATCACGTCGCCGGAATAGGATTTGCTGCCGGAAGAAATGGTGCCCGCCACGCTGTTGAGCTGCACGGCGTTCTTCTCGGCATGGTAGGGATAAACGGTATACTGGGCCACCTGCACGGTGGTGTTGGTGTGCCGGTCGCGGTCCATGAGCACCACTTTGTCATACAGGCCAAAGGACAGGTGTGCGTACTTGTCCGGGGCAAGCCGGGCCAGATCCGCAACCTGACAGCTGTAGGAGCGCTTGGGGAATGCGGCAGACTTGACCATGGCGTCAGCCTTGATCTTCAGGGCGGATTTGTCCGAGATGGAGCTGTCCGTCTCGCTGTGCCAGATGACACGGCTGTCATAGTCGTGGCACTGCGCCTCCACACTGATATCGCTCTTCCCGTACAGCAAAAGGGCGGTATAGTAGCTGTCGCCGGTCTCGGCCTTGCCTTTATAGTAGGGCTGTTCGGTCAGGTTCAGCTCATCGGTAAAGTAGGCGCCCTGCGGGGTGCGGGTGCTGGGATCCACGATGATCATCTGGCAGGCAGTGGATGTGCCCGGTACCAGGAACCGGAGCGGGTAGCTCTTCCACACGTCCACGGCTTTCTGGGCCAGTTCCAGCGGGCTGCCGGTGAACTTTTCAATGGCCAGCTTTTCGGTGGCCTTGTCCGGGGCAGTCAGCTCCCAGCCCGACACATCGCTGATGGCACGCCGGAGCGTGTCGGCCATGGTCTGGGGGCCTTTGCTCCAAATGCCAGTGGACACATAGTTGTTCCAGTTCTTCAGCAGGGTGCCGCACAGGCTGTCCAGGTCCAGCACGGCCTCGTAGTCGGTGTAGTTCCGGCCCACATTGATGCTGGACAGTGCATAGGTCTGATCTTCGGTCTTTTCTACCAGCCGCACCCGCTCAGTGAGAAGGCGCATCTGGGGATGGCCACGGGGCAGGCTGAATTTGACCTCATCCTCCCAGCCGTTCCAGTTGTGCACGATGCAGTAATCATCACAATCCAGCGGGATGTGGTGACCGTCTGCGGCCACGATGGCAAGCACGGGCAACGCCTCCTTTACACAAAAATGGGGTAATACTCGACGTAACTCTGCCCGGTGTGGGCAAGGCTGTTTTCTCCGGCCCGGACGGTGGGCCAGCCGGAAATGCCGGTGACGGCCTGAAACAGGTTCTGGCCGTTGCACAGCACCTGCCGGGTGATGCCGTCCACGCACACGGTGTCACCGGCCTGCAGATCTTTGAGCACGCAGCTGCCGCCGTTGGGGTAGTGCACGGTGTGGCTGCCGGCCTCCGTTACCGTCTCTGTGATGCGGCACTCCATCTGCTGGGCGGTGCCCGCCGCAAAAAAGGTCTGGACATCCGCCGGAAGCACCAGCGTTTCCAGCGCCCCGTGCCGGTAGCCTGCCAGCGTGTAGGTGCAGCTGAGGATGCAGCCGTCGGTGTCCTGCTCCTGTGCCTTGCCGCTGTCCAGCAGCAGAGCCGTGTAGGTACCGCCGTCCGGCAGGGCCAGCTCCACCGTGCCGCCCAGAAAAGCCGCCGTCAGGGCGCTGCGCTTGGCCGCTGCGTCGGCAGGGCTTGCGCCGTAGATGTCCACCGGCAGCGAGATGGAGCGAAGGCCGTACTGGGTGGAACAGAAGGTGATCCGGCTGCCTGTGTAGCTGGTGAGGTAGTTCTGGGTGAGAGTGCTGCCGCTGACATACCAGCTGGACAGCAGCAGGGCCCCGAACTCGCTGGCCCCGTGGTCGTTGATATAAAAATCTTCCATGGTTCATCACCTCCGGAAGCCCAGTTCCTCGTCCATGTAGGACGCGGTAGTGCGGGCCATTTCTCTGCCGTCCACGTTGAACACCGCCGTCAGGCTGCCGGTGTAGCTGGCTGTGAGCTGCTGCGCTGCACTGGAACCGGTGCCGTTCTGGGTGCGGGAAATGCTTTGCTGGTTTGCAGCGGAAGCGGCCTGCGTGCGGCGGGTGAGCTCTGCGGCGGTGATCGTGTCACTCTGGGTGTAGCCGCTGCTGTCCGGGTGCGGCAGGGCCAGCGTCTCGTCGGAGGCGCTGCCGTCATCGGCAGAGCCGCCCTTGCGGCCATACTTCTTCCACAGGAACAGCCCCAGTCCGGCAATACCGGCCACCAGCGCAATGATGGCAAAAACCTCCGGGTGGGCTGCAATCAGGCCGCCCACCTTGCCCACAAGGCCCGCCACGGCCTTGCCGATGGTGCCAATGCCGGACACGGCGGCGCCCACCAGCTTGCCCATGCCGCCGGAGCCGGACAGCCCGCTGGCAATCTCACCAATGCCCTGGATGGTGGCTCCGGCACCGTTTTTGATGCCGCTGCCCAGGATGCCGGACACAGCCCCAAAAGCACCCTGCAGTCCGCCGCCGGCGTAGGCCTCATTGATGGCAGCCAATGCTTTCTTGGCCCAGGCGGAAACAGTGTCCCGCTGGCTCTGGCTCACCTGGCCCCAGATGAGCTTGGTCACCGTCTCGGCAATGCCGGCCCAATCCTTGTTCTTGACGGCGGAAATGCCGTCCTTGATGATGCCAAAGATGCCGCTGCTCAGCTCGCTCTTGGCCCCGGACAGGGCCTCGTCAATGCGCTTCTGGGTGGCAGTGACGGAGGTGTCGATCTGCTGGGCGGATTCCTCCACCTTGTCCTGCACGCCGTCCACATAGGTGATGATCTTCTCGTAGGTCTCGCGGCCGCTGGCACCGATGCGCTCCCCGGCCTCGGTGACGGTCTGCTCCACATGGCGGGACCCGTCGGCATAGATCTTGGTCACCTCGGCAGTGGTGACGGTGGCCCCGTCCTTGTAGCTGGTGGCCGTTTTCTTGGCCGTGTCGGTCAGCACCTTGGACATGTCGGCGTAGGACTTCGTCACCTTCTGGGTCACGCCGTCCACCTTGGTGGTCACCAGGGTGTATTCCCGCTCGACGCCGTTGACCATCTCCTTGCCGGATTCGGTCACCTTCTCGGTCAGGCGGTCAAACTCCTTGCCGGTGCTGTCACGGATGTGCTCGTTGACCGATTCCACCGTGGTCTCCACCTGCCCCAGGGCGTTCTGGGAATAGGTGGTGTAGTTGTCGGTGGTGGAGCGCAGGACGGTCTCGGTGGCTTTCTTCGTGGAGGATTTGGTGCCGGAACTGCCGGAGGAGGACGGGATGTCACTGACGATGACCCCGCCGCCGGTCAGGTCGGCCAGCTCTTTCTCCGTCTGCGCCTGCTGCACCCGGCTGTCGTGCAGCTGTTGGCGGCGCTGGCGGTCGGCATCCGTGACAGTGCTCTTGGACTGGGATGCTTTCCAGCCCTCGTAGGTGTCAAAGGTAGAATAGCCGTCCTTGTTCAGGGCCTTGTTGAGCTTGAAGCTCAATCTGTCCAGCCAGCCGATGACCGTGGACAGGGCATTCTGTGCCGTGTTGGCCACGGCTGTGAACGCAGAGTTCACGCCGGTGCGGAACGTCTCGCTGGACGCATAGGCCGTGCCAAAGGCCCCGGCCAGAGCACCCAGCAGGGTGACCACGATGCCGATGGGGTTGGCGTTCATGACAGCGTTCAAAGCTGCCTGTGCCCCGGCTGCCACGGTGGCTGTGGTCTTATAGGTGACAAACGCCCCGCCGATGCTGCCCAGCAGCGGCAGCAGGACGTTTGCATTGTCGATGCAGCCCTGCACGACGCCAACGAGGATGGACAGTTCCGGGGTGGTCTGCCGCACGGCATCCAGCATGCCGTCGATGCCGTTGGTCTGCCAGCCCTCTTTGCAGGCAATGGCCAGATCGTTGCACTTGGTTACCGCCTCGCCAAAGGCAGTGGTCAGATCTTCCATGACCACGCCCGCCAGCTGGGTGGCGTTGTCCTTCAGGGTGGACAACCGGCCATTGAGCGTCTGGCTCTGGGTGGCCATGCTGTCATAGTAGCGGCCACCTTCTTCGGCAGCGGCCTGCAGCGCCTGGGTCAGGACATCGTAGGTGATGGTCATGCTCTGCACGTCCTGCACGGACTTGCCCGTGTAGTCGGCCAGCACCTGATAGATGTTGATGCCCGCCATGGCGAACTGCTTGATGTCCACGCTGGTGGCTTTGCCCTGGTTGGCTACCTGCTGCAGGTTCTGGGCCATGCGTTCCAGCTCGGCAGACCCGCCGCCGGTGGCTGCCACCGCGTCGCCCAGGGCAAGGATGGTCTTGCGGCTGTACTCGGCGTTCTCACCGGCAGAAATGAGGTATTCGTTGGACTTGACCAGCGTAGCCGTGTCAAAGGGCGTGCGGGCTGCGTCTGCCTGCATGGCAGCCAAAGCAGCGTTGGCCTTTTCCGCGTCGCCCAGCAGGTTGGTGAGGGCGGTTCTGTATTTCTCGATCTCTGCGTTGTAGGACACGCCGGTGGAGATCAGGGTCTTGCCGGCGTCCACCACCTTGTCCACGCACTTGGAGATGATGTTGCCGATGGCCACCTGCCCCGCGGTAAACTGGGAGACGACTTTTTCTTTCGTTTCCTTGGCGGAGTGCTGTGTTTTCTGGCCGGCAGAATCGGCGTCCGTGCCCACTTTGTCGGAGGTCTCTTTGCTGGTCTTTCGGACCTTTGCCCCGGCGTCGGCGGCTTCCTTCTCGCCCTTCCCGGCAGCGCTCTTGACGGCAGCGGCGGCCTTTTGGGCCGCTTCTTCCGTTTCGGACACCACGCTGTCGGCGGCCTTGGCGGCGGCAGAGGCGGTTTTCTGGGCCGCCTGTTCCGCTGCCTGTTCTACCTGGTCAAGGCCCTCCTGGGCCCCGCTGGGATCGGTCACGACGCCGAAAACGACCTCGCCGTCATGTTCGCGTGCGATGGTGCATCACCTCCCGGAATGCTCTTTCTGGTATTCGGCCTGCCTGGCAAGAATGGACGCCTTGCGGTCTGCCATGGACACATAGCGCCGGGCCGTGCCGCCGGCCTCCGCAGGCAGGGCGTACACCCGGCGCAGCTTCTCGTATTGCTCCCGCATTCCCTTGGGCATGTCGGTCAGATCTTCGGTGCGATAGCTGATGATCTTGCAGATGCGGCACTCGTCCGGCAGGCTCCGGAACAGGGCCATGAAGTCCCACCAGTGCAGCTGCGCCGTGCGCAGGTCGATGCCGTAGGTCTGCAGAAAGGCCGCCCAGATCAGGGGGCCGTCTACCGCAAAATCAAAGCCCCGGGGCATTTCCCGGAACGCCTCCGCGCTGCGCTTCTCCCGCTCGGATTCCTCGGCGCCGCAGCGGTAAAAGTCCAGAAAGGCGTCGAGGTTGTCCTTTGTGAGCGGGCCATGTATGAGCACCCGCTGGGCGTAGTCCTGCAGGGCGGCTTCCTGCTCGGGTGTGTGGGCCCGGGCGGCCATGTTGTCGTAGGTGACCCACGCCCGGAAGTCCGTCTCAAAGCCCTGCGGCAGGCTGTCGGTCAGGTAGCAGTCCGGGCGGGTCATGCCTTGGCCCGGCGTGCTGCCCGGCGCTGCTCCCGGTTCATGGGCATGGGGATGGGTGCCTGGATGGAGCTCTTGGCGTCCTTCATGGCTTCCCGGTCGATGGGCTGCAGGGCGGCCATGCGTTCCAGTGCCTCCGGGTTGGCAGCAGCATTGAAGTCGGCAAGCAGCTGCATCAGATCTTCCAGGTCATCCACGTCGATGCCCAGGCGCTGGTCGTAATCCTCGCCCAGCAGATCCGCAAAGAAGTCATCCAGGATCTCGTTGAACTTGATGAGATACTCGTCATCTTCCTTGTCCAGCACGTTCAGCGCCGCCATGGCTGCCTTGTAGCCCTGGATGTACCGCTTGTAGTCCTTGCCTTTGGTCACCTTAAAATCGAATTTCACGTTGCGAAGAATCATAAAAAGCTCCTTTCGTTGGGCCCTGCGCCGGTGCTGCCCCGGCTTGATCTGGCTGGTTCAGGGCATAAAAAATCCCCGTCCGGTGAGGTGGACGGGGACATGTTGAGAACTTACGCCTTGACGGCCTTTTCCGTCTTGGCGGACTGCGGGCTGACGCTGTAGGTGTACTCCGTGGGCTTCTCCACACCGGAGACGGTGACGGAGATGCCGGCGTTGTTGCCTGCGCCGTTGGATGCGTCATTGTTGACGATGACGGAGGCCTTGCCGGTCTCACCCTTGCCGGTGAGCATGGAGAAATAGGCATACGGCACGATCACGGCGCTGCCGGTGCCGAACATCACGGCCAGGCTGGTGACCCAATCCTGCCAGGCGTCGCCGTGGGTGCGGTCGCCGGAGATGGAGAAGGTGCGCTGTGCGCTGGTCTTGATGGTGGCATTGCCCTTGCGGATATACTGCTTGTCCTGGGTGCCGGGGTTCACGGCAGCGGAGTGCTCGGTGATGCACTCCTGGCAGACGATGTAGTCGTTCACATCCTGCTGGGTGTCCGCAGTCTGGAACGCCAGCACGAAGTCGTCCGCCATTTCCAGGCCGGCATAGTCCGCACTGGGGGTGATGCCGGCCATCACTTCTTTAACGGTCATGTGGTTGCTCCTTTCGGTTGATAGTAGATCAGCTGCAGCTGGATCTGGGCGCGGCAGGCCCCACCCTCGGCTTCTAGGATGTAGCCGCTGGAGGTGACGGACACCTCCCGGACGGTGCGCCCGCTGCCCAGCTGCGGGAAATTGCGGGCCCGGTTCTGGCTGGCCACCCACTCGGTCAGGTCGTCCCAGAAGCCGGAGGCTGCGGCCTGCTGGGCGGCGTTGTCCGGGCTGTAGACGGTGTGGGAGGCCAACACATAGTTCTTGAGCCGGAGCGACCCGCTGAAATAGTGCTTGAGCTCCGGTGCGCCGGGCATGTCCAGGATGGTGTACTCCTCGGCGTCGCCGGTCAGGCCTCCAACCCGGAACGCCACACCGTCCTCCTGTGCAGAGGCCACCAGCGGGCAGGTGCGCAGCCAGTCCCGCATGGCCTGAATGGCAGGGGTCATCTGGTTTCCTCCTTCATCACTGCTTTCCAGAACTGGTTCCATGAGACTTTGTTGGCGTCCTTGCTGCGCTCGGCCCAGTAGCTGCCGCGCAGGCCGGTGTCACCGTGCAGGCCCTCGCCCTGGGGGTGCAGATAATACTGAGGTCTTGCATAGGGCGTTGACCAGATGATCTCACCGGTCTCGTAGTCGGTGGCCAGCTGGGCGGAATTGTCCAGCATACCGGTGTCAAAGGGCACCAGCGGGTGGGTGTCCCGGATGATGCGCTGCATGAGCTTGCCTCGGCCCGTGACCATGGCCCGGGTCAGGTTGGCCCCCACGTCCTTGTTCCAGCGGATATGTGCCTTGCACTTGCCGCTGCGGTGCTGCACTGTGAACAGGGTGCCCATGGGCGTTGTGATGGTCAGGCGTCCGCCGTGGCTCTTGTCCCAGATGGTGGCCATGCCGTCATCTCCCTTCCACATGCCAGTGCGGCAGCAGGGGCTCCCGGTTGTCCGAGATGGCCGACACGGTGCAGCAGGGGTGCGTCTTTTCCAGCCGGGCGTATTCCTCGGCGGTCAGGCTCTGCACCGCACCCTGCACCACCTTCCAGCCCCGCTTGAGCGTCCAGTGCTTTGCCTTTTCGGCAGCGGGCAGGGCTGCCCACTGCACATAGGGCAGGTAGCCCAGGGTGCAAACGCTGGCCGGGATGCGGATTTGGATGGTGCGTTCGGGGTCCTTGCTGGTGCCGGTGCCGGAGGTGTCCAGCTTCTCCCGCCAGCTGCAGGCCGGGAACACCCAGCACTTGGGCGTGTCGGTGTCGGCCTTGGGGTCATGGATAAGGTTCATCACGGTAACGGTCGTGGTCATCTCATTCAATCCCCCTGTACAGCAGGCCGTGGGGGTCAGACCCGAGGGCGGCTTCCAGCACATGCCAGGCTTCAAAACGCACGGCAGCGGACAGGCTTGTGTTGGCCGCAAAGGTCACAGCATAGCCGTCATTGGAGACGCTCTGTGCGCCCAGTGCAGCACCCACAGCCAGCTTTGCAGCCAGCAAATCCACGATCTGGGCGCAGGCATCCGCCAGCATCTGGTGGCAGCTCTCGCACACGGCGGCATGGGGTTCCGCCTTGCCAAAGGTAGCGCTGTCGATGAGGCGGGACGCCCGGCTGCACAGCACACCGAACGCCAGCTCACTCACCGTGCCGCCCGCCGCCTGGTACTCCGGGTAGGTGCAGTAGTTCATGGGCGGGGCCCTCCTTACGCCTCGATGCGCTTGATGTACAGGGTCTTGGGCTTGGACACCTTGATGCCGTACACCTTGCGGCCCTGCACAGCGGACGCGCCAATGTACTTGCCGGAGCCGCCCAGATCCTGCAGGTGCACGGGGGTCTGCCACTCCATCACACGGTGGCACCAGTTGGGGTGGCCGCAGATGAACTCGGTGGTAGTTTTCTTGGTGCTGACACGGGTGGTGTTCTCGAAGTCCATGTTGTTTGATTCGTACACCGCAAAGCCGGCGATCTGACCCACCGCACCGGTCTGCACCAGCTGCTGGGACAGGTCACCCTGCTTGATGAACTTGTCATCCTGCATGAGGATCTCCAGATACTCAGGGCTGACGATCATAAAGCGGCCGGTCTGGGGCACGCCGTTGCGGCTCAGGGTGCGCTTGGCGGCCAGAGCCTCTTTGTAGGCGGTGGAAGCGGTGCAGGCGGTCTTGGTGGCGCTGATGGTAGCACCGGTTGCACTCTGCAGCGCCTCGATGGACTTCTTGTCGATGGACAGGGCCATGGAGTAGGCGGCGCTGTCCAGACGCTCGGCGGTGATGCCGTCGGGCACGGATGCAGCGTCAAAGCCGTCGATGATCTCATTGACAGCCTCGTCGTTGTCGATGTCCAGATCCAGATAGGTGGTGGTGCCGGCATCGGCATCCACGCCGTTTGCCTTGTCGTATGCCTTGACGGCCACCTCGGTGTCACGCACCGGGATCTTGACCTTGCCGGCCTTGGGGCTGCCCTCGTAGCGGGTGTTGAAGATCGCACCGTCACGGGTGACCAGAGTGGCCCGCAGCTTTGCGTCTACCAGAGCGGAATACCGCTCCTGATTTGCATGTGCCATGTTGAACTCCTTTCGTTTTACAGGTTCAGTTCGGGATTCAGGGACTTAAAGGCGGCTTCCACACCATTGGATTCGTTGGCGGGCGGTGCGCCATGCTCAGCGCCGGTAGAGACCACGGCCACGCCGGCGGCACCGTCTTCACCAAAGGCCCAGGGGTTGGCCTTGGCAGTGTCGTCCAGAGCCTTGTCAATGTCGGCGCTGCGGTCCTTGGAGCCCTTCAGAGCATCCAGATCCAGCAGGGCACGCACCGCCTTGACGCTGCGGCCCTTCTTGCCCAGGATGGCAGTGTTCAGGGCGCTGTCAAAGGCAAAGCCGTCCGCCTGGGCCTTCATGTCCGCCTGCAGCTTGGTCAGCTCGGCCTCGTACTCCTCGGGCTTCTTCTTGCCTTCAAAGGCTTTCAGGCCGTCCTGGGCGGTCTTGAGCTGGGCGTTTGCGTTGTCCAGCTGGGCCTGCAGGGCAGTGGCGGCGGCCTTTTCGCGGTTGACGTCGTTGCCGTTCTCCTGCATGATCCAGTTCAGCTGTTCCTCGGTAATGCCGGGGATCTTGTTCTTCACATCTTCACGTTTCATGGTGGAAAAGCTCCTTTCTGTGGGGAAAACCTCGGTTTGGTGACACGGTTCTCCGTCCGTGTTCGGTTGTGGGCGGGGTACGCGCCGCCCGC